CTAAACCTTGAGCCGCTGCTGCATTTGTCTCATTAAAGACCTTTCGCTTTTCATCATTAGTCAAGGTACGTCCTAGTTCGTCCTCTTTAGCGGCTATATTACTGTTTAATCGCTTTTGTGGTCCCAGATCAACCTTACTGCCAACACCGCCACCCATATCTTCGTAGTATCTACGATCAATTTCGTCATAGTCAATACCCCCTATACCCCCTCCTTGAGCTTCAGTCGGGTATGCCTCCTGAGGGTTCTCTTCGTAGTATCTACGATCAATTTCGTCATAGTCAATACCCCCTCCAGCTTCAGTCGGGTATGCCTCCTGAGGCCCACCGCCACCGCCACCCATATCTTCGTAGTATCTACCACCCTGTGGGCCAGTTTGTACTTTAACACCTTGAGGAGCCTCTTCACCGGGCTTCAAATACTTCCTAGCTTTCATTACCCCTGCACCAAAAGGCCCTTCATCAAGCCTTTCGATTTGAGATTTTTTTACAAAATTAGGGAAAAGTTCTGATAGTAGCCGCATTAATTACACCCACAGTCCTTGGATTTAGTTATATCTAATGTTTGCTCATCTTCCCCCGCCGTTGTTACAGCGGTGCCACGCTGCCATGTACCTCTAGCTGGAGGGTTGTTAGACATATCCTGAAGTTCGTTCAGGGCAGTGGTCATTTTAGGCCATCCATACTTCTCTCGGAGTTTCTTAGTTTCAGCTAAGATTTCTTCGGGAGTATCAAAAATTTCTGATAGGGTTCCTTTATCCGTAGCAAAGGAATCAGATTTCGGAGGGCCGTCAGTGTGCCTCTTGAGTTTGTCCAAAGAAGACTCGGCCTGATTTTCCCTCACGAGTTTCTTCTCCTCAGAAGAACCCTGTACCTTGAACATTTTAATAACCTCCCTTCGGTTAGAATAGTCTGTAATTTCTTCAGTCTTATCTTCATTATACTCTGAGTAAGACTCTAAGCCGGGGGACATACTACCTTGAGTAGTATTATCCATAGAAAAGGTTTCCACTAAAGCACCTGCTTTAGGCAAATCTTTATCAGGGTCGAATCCCCCATAAAAAGGATTGTAATTACCTCCGGTATCTGCTCCGTTAGGAACACCTGATCCGGGGCCAGCTTGTTCCTTCTCTAATGTAATCAGGCAACTGCCATCTATACATGTACCAGAGGTTTCAGACCCATGGGCTTTAAGTAAATTAAAGTGGGCTCCTTCGTTGACTCCTTTTTCACATACCGTAACTTCAGCCAACTCTAATTCAGTTACCTTAGTTACTATAGTGTCTTTACCGTCTTTCCCCCTAGTTAGGGTTTGATCGGTATCAAGGGCAGACCCGGCAATTGAGTAACTTCTGATTCGGCCTTCTTTGACCTGATCACGGACTCGCTCCGCAATTTTAGTATCGTTACGCATTTCCGTTATGAAGAATAAATGTGTACCATTTACTCCACTTTTAAAAATTTGTCCTGCCTTATTTATGTACGCAGGTAAGGCCCACCCAACTTGAACGTCCGAATGCAATACCATAGCATTTCGAGTTCGTATATTGCCCATAAACTTCTTAAAGGCTTTATCCATAGCCTCCATAGTAATTAGGTGACCTTCCCTATCTACCACTTCTACAGAAGCGGGGCCACCTACAATCATAGGGTCACGATCTTCTAAAATGTTACCCGCTAATTTGGCGTACTCTTTATTCAGTGGGTAAAATCTCGACAGGGTAAGGATTTCTCCATCAGAGGCAAAGCCTGCTTTGAATAATCTTTCATACTCATTGATTGCGCCAGTTATACTGCCCTTGGTAGTCATGCCAGCGGATGGAGCGGCCTTTGATAAGTTTAAGAGTTGCCCATCCTCTACATCAGAAAAATCTATGTAAGCACTTTTTTCTAAAATTTCCTCTTCAGGAATTTCCTCTTCGGTGGTTATCGCCTCTAATGCTTTAGCGAAGTAGTTGTGATCACCTTTAGGGTACGCCTTAGTGAACAAGGGTTCATCTATAGACATGAAGGAGGCCATTTTGCGTACAAAATGCTTTGAGGACTTAAAATCATTGCCTTCGGGAAAAGCTAAAGTTCTACTAGCTACATCCTTAGCTAAGTCTATCATCTCAGCGGACGTAACAGTATACTTATCCATCTCTTTACATACCCGAAGCAAAGTAAACTCGTTCATTAATCCTCTGGGGCTACTCAGCCCCGGCAAACACGTTCTGCGTAACTATTTTATCCGCCAATCCGTATTCTATAGTTTCTTCAGCATTTAGATAGAATTCCCTATCTATGTCTCTCGTTATAACTCGCTCTTCTTTACTAACGCCCCACTTTTTTATAAGGCCTACTAGAATTTTTTTAATTTTTTGCATTTCTTTGCTCTGCAACTCTATCTGTTTAGCGTCCCCTCTAGTTGTTCCAGAAGGCAAATGGAGCATAGTATGACCATTAGGGTAGATATACCTATGCCCCGGTTCCCCCGCAGCCAAAATTATTGCCCCCATACTATAGCAAGCTGAACCTACTGTCCAAACAGGAGCTTCAACCGTCTTCATTATATCTATAAGTCGCAACCCATCCCTAATCGAACCACCCGGTGAGTCAATATGTAAAACAATTGGCTTTGTCGGGTCTTCTAAACTCAATGCTATTATACTGTCTGCGATAAAGCCGGGATTCCAGTTATCGACTCTATCTAGTGGCCCCACAATAGTTCCATATAGGAAAAGTTGTCTGTGATTAACACCTAATCCTTCATATAAACTTTGAGTTTCCTCTTGCTTTACTACTTCTCCATCTCTATACCTGACAGATGTGTACATACTTAACCTCTTGCTTTACTTTTGTTTATTTTGAATATCTAGTTCAACTGTGGCTCGCAGAAGAGCATCTCTATATTCGTATAGAATATCTTCTATTAGCTGCTTCACCTTTTCTAGTTGTTTTCCTTCTGGCATAGAGGACTCTAATTGATCTAGAGTTTGTCCTACCATGCGAGATGCCCCTCGCATAACATATTCCTGAAATGGAGTAACATTGTCTATGATGTTTTGTATTTCTTGTTTGCTAGGCACTTTACTTCCCTCCTCTTTTTATAGAACCTCCCCTAGCTCTAAATTGTTTTTGTAACGCCTCGGATAAGTCTTCGATCAAATACGTTATTTTGGTGGTAACGGCTGTCCGTACCCAAGGTCTTGCTGCTCGACGTTTAGGGGTCATCACGTATCCAGAAACCTTCTGTTCTGTCCTTTTAAATTTATTCCGTCCCCGCTTTTTTGCTCCCCCCGGTGTTCTTGGAACAAGTTTAATTCTTGTGTACGGCTGAACCCGTATCCGTTCCCCGCTAGTACCCTCATGGAGTCTAGCGGCATAAGGAGCCCCCTTGCCAGATATCGACTTGGAGATATTGCCCCCATATTTTAACATCCAACCATCTTTCTTTGGTTGGAATTGTCCAGTACTTTGTAGATTTCCAGTATCATAGGGGATGCCCGGTCGCATTTGTGACTGGTCAAATATACGCCTACCATTTTTCTGAATACCATCTCTTATAGCTTTATTTAATTTAATTTTAATTCGTCTACGAGCGGCTCTAGAAACTGGCATAAGACATATCCCCCTAATGATATTATACTAGTATCTATTGAATAAGGTCTGCCCAAATACTAGGTACATAGTCATTAAAGGTACTTGGCTGTTCATCGTATCTTTCTAGATAAATAGTATCCCTACTAATCATCCCATGTTTTGGGTGAAAGAACGTCAACACATGTGTAGCTCTAGAGGCTAATCCATGTAAGAAGGCGTACTCATCTGTGCCTTTCATACACCCGCACATCAAGGCAGTACCAGTTCCAATATCATGTTCTTCTACATGATGGTAATGTCCCATAAACATGTATTGAAAAGCCTTACCCTGAGGCTGTAGAGCCTGTCGTAGGGAATGAACTTTCGTCTGCATGGAAGAACCACGCATGGCATCTCCATGGTGAATCAATACATCCCACCCGGCTACATCTATTAGTTGATAGAAAGTTTTGGGGATAGTAAACTTAATATTAGTCTGGTTTTTGCAGAATGCCGCAACCCATTGGTAGAACAGAAAGTCCCATCCAACATACTTATCCTTGTAATAAATTTCTTTCCTAAGGCGTTGGTGATTACCAACAACGGCATCTATGTGAACTTCCTCAAAATGCTCGGCTAAAGTCAGCATAGATTGAGCCGTAATATACGCCCCACGAGCCATAGTCATAACAATGTTGTCTAGGTTACTTCGGACTAACTCTTCGTGAATTTCGCCCGACACCATATCGCCAAGCATAGGGACTTTAAGGGTGGGAATTTGGGTCGAGCTTCTCCTAAGACTAACCAAATCCAACACTTGATTAGTCCAACCACTAAGTCTTCGAGAGAATATTTCGAAGTTGTATTCATTCATGCCCCCCATTTGATCGGAGTCTATAAATTCTCCGATGTGGAGGTCTGTTAGTGGAGCCACGGCTACAATAGGACTAACCGAACTTGTTTTAGGGTTGGGGTAAGAACGTATCTTTATTGGAGGTAACGCTCGTGTAGAGTCTTTAATAACATCTACAATATTTTCGTGGGAAAGTTGTTTGTTAACTAACTCGCTGACACGCTTCTTAAAATGAGTGCTTTCTAGCTTGGCCCTTTTGGTATTTACTTCGTCCTTAAGTAAGCCCTCATCACCATGAAGTTCAAAGATACGCTCCTCTCTCAAAAGCGTGTGCGCCCACCGACGTATCGTTGACCTGTGCCGTCGTTCCCCGAAAATTTCCTCATACTGCTGTGCTATTTCTGTCCAATTGGGTTTGCCATGTAGGACTTGACCCAACAACCAGTCTTTCTTTTCTTGTTCTATAATGAGCATCTCTACCTCACCGTTCTAAGAGTTGTTTTAAACACCACATACCCACACTGCAAACACTTATCTTCGTCTTTGCGGCTAGGAATTAGGGGTCCTTGGCATTTCGGACATTTCGCCCGATTCTCCATTGGGAGTTTCTTCCTCTCTTTCATTAGGCTCAGTCCTGATTTTCGTATTTCGTAACCAATCAAGGTTTTCGGGATTCTCCGTGAAATCAATTACTTCCATAATTATACTCCATTACTCTGGATAGCCTCGGGAGGTGGCGTTACGACTAGTGGTTTAGTTGCCCCACATGTTTGGCTTGTTATAAGGGGAGATATAGGACGGTTTATTCTCCACATTCTCAATGGTGCCTTCAAACCCTACATCTGGGGTATGCACCATAAATTCAAATTCTCCCATAGGTAATTTATCTAGGCAGGAGGCTACTATATCTCCAGCGTGAAAAGTTCGAGACACCACAGTATCTCCGAAACCCATACCTGTCGATGGATCGGCAGTCCATGAGGATAACGGGATATCTTTCATAGCTACTCGTTGACCAGCTTTTACAGCCTTTTGTCCGTTAGTGTTAACCCCCCTATACAGTTTTATTGTTTCGACCCCCCGTTCTGCAAGACCTCTTTGAGTATTAGCGTAAACTTCTCCTAAATACTCTCCAGCCTGAGCTACAAGATGATCTTGAGTATAGTGTCCAACATCTTTATCCAAAACACCGTATAAGCTGGAGCCCCTTTTAAAATGCTCGCTAACCTTATCTACTCTTTCTCTAGAACTAGAGAACAACTCAGCAGCAGCGTATTGTAAACTTATAGCCTCTCCTATTAGGGAGCCTTCAAGCCAAGGAACTAAGTACTCCTCGTCTTCAGGTCCAGTAAAGCTATCGTAGGGGTCCCCTTCCTCCTTGCGGTAATATTCTGCAATTTTAGGTTCGTCTGCTGTGGCACCCATAGCATTAAATATTGTGTCTAGGCGGTCTTTATGGGGAGCCTTTATGGCGTTTTTAAAGTCCTCAGTTCTACCTGCCTCACGCCCTTCTATATCGGGCTGGTTAGCTTGCTCCATTCTCGCTTGCCAATCCCCATCTCCAAGAGACTTCCCCCTATCTGTTCCTTCTAACTCTGCTTCAACACCCCGGACTTCCTCATCATAAAAGTGTCCCCCCATAGGACCAGTTTCTACTTTTACTCCTTCGGGAGCCTCTTGACCCGGGTTTAAGTAAACCCTATCTTTTTCTAGACCCATAGCTGATGGCAAATCATTGGCGATAGCTAGGCCTAATTTTTTACCTGCTACATGGTCTAGTGGAAAGTGCCAACCAGCTTTTACCCTATTTACCCCTATAGACTCCGCAATTTTTTCAAAATTTTCTCGGTGGTCAGGATAGACATTACCTAAAACGGTAGAAGTCACAAAAGCTTGAGCGGAATGCCCTGACGGATATGAAGGAGAATCTATAGAGGGACGAATAGCAGAAGTCATTATAATAGGCTCACCCATTTGATACTGCCATGGTCGGGGGAACTTAAAGGAGTACTTTTTATCCATAACTATACTATTCACATCTTCTAGTATAGCTTCTAATGCGTTTTCATATTGGTCTATATCCAAGCCGTGATTCCGCCCGTATTCAAAAAATAATCTAGGAAGGGTTTTATCTGATTTATTTACCTGTTCAGTCAATCTAGCTTTATCTGTATCAGAGTACTGTCTTTGAAGGCTTTGAATTTGTTCTAATTCCTGTAAAATTTCGGGGGACGACGGATCGGGGGGAGTTAAAACGTCATAAGCTTCGGCTGGCTTCCTAAGCACCGCTAAAGGCTTGTTAATTATATTAGCGTGTTCTTGAATCAGGGGTTTATAGAATTCTGTGGGTATCTCTGTACCTTTAATATTTTTTAAAAATTTTAAAAAATCATCTTCTTCGATGTTGAGCAAGTCCCCGTCTTCTTCAGAAGCGGGCCATGCCTCTTGTCGCTTGTAAACTTGACCATTACTTTTTACTAAGTACACTCCATCTGAAGCTACGGCTGTTTTATCCCCATTATCGGCAGCATGTACTACCAACGCTTTATCTAGCCCAGACAACGCTTCGGATTGAACTTCTACGTAAGGATTATCCTCTCCGTGATCCCCCTCAAACATAAATCGTAGAATATACCGGATAATAGGCGACCAAACACCTAAATTAAAGTAATAAGTGTCCTCCATTTTGATCCAAGCATAATCTATATGTTCCTCACTTAGAAGAGGCCGGGGAGCTTCAATAGGAAGATATGACACGAAGAATAGCCCTAGCTTATCCCCGATATCAGTTTTAACCTCTCGACCCAAAACCAAGTTGGCCTCATTAAGGGACATACCAGTTTCTTCTTTAACTTCTCGAAGTAATCCCTCTTCTGGAGTTTCGTCATCGTGAATATGACCACCCGGTAAGTCCCACCAATCCGACCAACGATCTTTTAGAATTAAAACTTTATCCTCTGAGTCCCTAATCAGGACTTTTGAGGTAATGGTTAATTCCTCCTCTAGATTTTTTTGAAAAACATCTTCCCAGTTCAAAACAGCATCATGCTGGAAGGGTATTTCGGGGGGCCTTAATACTTTGTATTGGGTTTTTCTGCCGATATCTGCATGGCGAGTGTATCCAGTATTGTCTCCGCTGTGGGAAGTTTGCTTTAAATCGGTGTTACGCATATCTTTATGCCCAACTACCCCTTTATTTAGTTCTATAGACTTTTCAATAGCATACTGAAGAAGTTCTTCCGCAAAACTAGTAGAAGAATCTTCCTTTTTAACGGACTCTGAATCCTTCTTTTTCTTACGTTTTTGGCCTCCTCCACCATACGTAGGAGTAAACCCTGAGGACTCTACGGTAAAGGCGGTTCCTGCGAACCCTCCCCCGTTTCCGCCAGCACCTCCACCTCCGCCAGCACCTCCACCTCCTCCCTCTTTAAATAGGAAGGCTTTAAGTTGTGCTAACTTTTTAGAGGTCATCCAGACCGTCCATATCTAATTTATCGGGATTATATATGGCATTCTTCTGCCTATTTATTGCTCTGTCTTCTGGAGCCTTAGGAAAATGGGCGGTTTCAATCCCCATTAAATCTCCAGTTTTATTAAACGAAGCAACGTAACTATCTCCACCAGACTTAAACCACATTTTACCCATATCATTAGTTACATCTTGGATATCTGGGATATGTCCATTATCTATGACTTGTTTAACCATAGTCTTAGTGCCGTTATAATTATTGCGGAACGCATTTTGAATGTTAGGTTGCATAGTTGGCACACCAGAATCTTGCTGTCCTGTTTGATCCCTACCTGCCCCACCTAAACCGGGCTGACCTTGAGGAATAGGAGGTTCAGTCATGCCTTCTTCAGCATCACCCATTCCTGAAGCCATACCTTCCATACCCATATCCATACCTTCCATTCCACCCATAGCTTCTTGCTGCATTTCCATTTGTTCTTTCGGCCCTAGGCCTTCACCAGAAATTTCGAAGTCCAAGTGCATAATTCCAGAATCCATGGACTTCAATTTTACGGTATAGCCATCTTGCAACAACTGACTAGCTACCATAACTTTTTGCTGAACAAATTGTAGCTGAGTTGCTTCAGCTTTTTCTTCAGGCGTTAGAAGTTCTAATTTCCAATCAGTAATTCCAAACATATCCAGCATTACTGGGAAGACTTTTTCATGGAAAATTCTTTGGTCACCCTCAACAACCCTGCTCATAACTACAAGTTGCTGTGTTTGGGTAGATAATCCACCAAACCCTTCTGGAGCCCCTTGCCAAGCAGGAGTTACACCCCACATAGCCGAAATACGTTCTCTAATTTCCTGCCTAACTGGAAGATAATCCATTTCCTGCAAATTGTGGAATAATCGAATCATATCAACTTTTCCACGTTGAGATTCGTTACTAACCGCAATCATAGGAATATACTCTGGATTCTGTCGTATTTCCTGCTCTACCCGTTCTCGCTCTGCCCTTAAGCTGTCAGGATCATCCGTAGATATCAAAATCATGGATGCTGGCATCTTACGTTCAAAGAAATAACGATACAGGGTCTTATCCATACCAATAATGGTAAGAATTTTATCGAACAGAGTTAGAACAGGTGACCACCCATATGTTCGGGTAGGCATAAATTTAGATACGTGAAGAACCTCAGAATCTAAGAGATACACTTCCTTACCACGATATCGGTACGTAAACATGGCGGGAACCATGGCCTTACCACACGAATCACAAGATTGAGGTAAGTCAGAAGCGGCTCCATCCCGGTGGATGTAGCAGACGTAGTGTAATCCCTTAGGGACACCCGTAGATTTGTCTAGATCATACTCTATAAGAGCAGGGTTTAATCGCTCTACGGAAATTACTTTGGAGCGAACTTTATCTCCATAGTCTTTATATTCTTTAGCAAAATAAATAAAGCCGTCATCAATGGTGTTTACATCCCACCAAAATTCCCTTAAAACGTCCTCCAAACTTTGGTCAAATACGTTACAATTTTTCGTAAAGGTCTTAAGTTGCTTATACTGAGAATCGTCAGGCTCAACTAGGGTTTCCCCACTATCCTTGTAATCACAATCCTCATTAATACATGCAGGAATTTTATTTTTGTACTGCGTACCACAATCGGTACACTTTACTGCAAACAAGGGTTGCCAAGAAACTCCCCGCCTAAAAATTTCAGAAATTATATGGTTTACAGGAGAACGAACTTCTTCAACAGATTGAGAAATCTGCTGAATATCTTGAATCATATGCTGTCTAAAGGCAGCTTGTTGCTGAACCCAAACATTGACTACTTGATCTACACCAAATGTCGGATTCTTATATGTTTCCCCGCTTTTATTCAATAAAGCCTGTTGTCCGACCGTATTGAGTAGATTGCTGAGGTCATATTCCTTTTGCGCTAGTGATCCTGCTTCAGGAGCAAAATCATTAAGTGTTAATCGTCCTGCCATTTGCCACCTTGTCTATATGACTTTGACCTGTTATTTTTGTTAGGGCCTCTATAGCAGCTAGAGTAACCTGAGATTGGTCTGAAAGAACTTCCTTAACTACTGGAGATTCTTCAGAATCTTTTGCCGGTGCGGTCCTGCTAAATTGTAATTGGTCTTCCAAAGTCTCAATTTTTCCAGTAGCAACCGCTAATTGTTCTTGTGCGTCAACCAAATCTGCTTCGGGTACCCCTCCGAACATATGTTCAAGTAAGTTTAGTTCTTCCGCCGCCCTTACTACCTCTATCATTGCAGCCATTGGCAATAAAGTCATAGCCTGATGCGTATCAGGTATTTCGTCCTCTGCCCCTAAAGATTCTAGGGATTTATCCCAAGTATCTAAAACTCTCCATACATGACCAGTATCATCAAACTTTGCTACGAATTGCTGCACTCGTTGTCTTAACTGTTCTCCCGCTGGCATACTTGCCTCCTAACGTCCTATCTAATAGGACAAACTCCCGAATCACACGCTTCGTCTATGAGTTCTGTCTCAATTTCTACTTTTTCGTATTTATAAAGTAGAGAAGCGTCGAAATCTTTAAAGTTCGCACTAATATTATTATACTCCTCTTCGGTAATTTCTTCATATGGGGCTAATTCATACGTTCCCCCATCGTGGGCTAGGAATGAGGCCCCCATCCATTTGTCCCAGTTATCCCAAGCTAATTCCTTCGCTAAATCCCACTCATCCTCCTTAACTGTCATAGTTATGGATGTGTTGTGGTCAGTATAGTTTTCCTGAAATTGAAAATAAGTGTCCATTTGATCCGACAGAGACACATTATTCTTAGTATCAGTACTAGTAGATTTAATGGGGAAGTCAATAACTAGAGTTCTAGCATTATTCATACGCTCTTCATAACTGTCGCCGGGTGTACCCACCTCGGGAGAAATCGACCAATCTAATTCTCGGATAACCTGAACTAGAGGGTCAATAGAACTAATACGCATTCGTCGTATGTAGTATGGGCTGTGAGACATATGTATCCCTGCCGAAACACCTCCAGCTACTAGACTTAAAGTTCCCTCTGGTTTTACTGTTGTTACTAACAGAGGAGAATTAACCCTTAAATGAGAGGCATATTTATCCGCTTCCTCATTCGCAGTTTTTTTAAGGAGTCCTAGTACCTTATTTTGTTGTCTCTTAGTATATTGTACAGCAGAAAAAGCATCTTTAACTCCTGTAAGCGACGTTCCTAGTAATCTATCCCTTTGCTGGACTTGGTTCCAAACAGGTAACTCTAAGTCCACTAAAGTCATTCTAAGGCCCGCTCTAGCCGACATTCGTTGGGCTTCAACTAAGCCGTCTAAGTCCAGATCACCCCCTTCTACAAACGCTGATAAATTAACCGTAGTTAAGTTACACACGCCGTGACTATCTAATAGGATTTCACCACAAGGGTTCGTTCCTATGGCATTAGGTCGTCTACGGGAAGCTTCTTCTTCATTAAAGAAGCCGGGTTCACCTTCATACTTCATCATATCAAAAACCATATCCAAATATTTTTTATCTGGTTGATTTGTGAATACTATGGAGTTATTGGACATCCTCCGATGGTCCAAGTTCTCTCTAGAATTTTTACCGTCTTCTAAGCGTAGAGAATCCCACCAAACGGGTTTTTCTCCTAAGGCATCTAACTGTTTGCCTAAAATAGCGTGGGCCTTAAACTGTTCCTCTGACCACAACCCGTTAATAGCGTATTTAGCTAACAAAGATTCGTAGTCATTAGAACCCATAAGGAAAATTTCAGCCGTTCGGCGTACTCCACCAACCACCACGTTATTACCGATCAAGTTGCCCATATCTAAAATATGGATTGGACGAACTTTATAGTATCCAGCATAAGCCCTTTCAAGAGGGGCTAAAGTAGGGTCAATTTGGTTTGTAAGAACCTTGTGAAATCCCTCAAACATTTCCATCAACGGTTCTGGGCCTGAGGCAGTCCCACCAAAAGTTTTCAGTCGCTCCCCACGGGGACGAACAGAATTATAGTCAAACTTTACAGTCTTTATATGCTCATATTCATGAGAGGTTAAAATTTCTAAAAATAAGCGAAGGGCTTCAACCCATCCTTCTTTAGAATCTCCAATGTAAACTTTAGCGTATCCCTGCTCTAAATCTATCCATTTAGTAGTCTCTAGCCGCTGTTCCGCAGGGGCCGGGATATAAGGATCGTGTAATACCTCTACATTAGCCCGGATGGGGGGAAGGGAGGTAGCCATTTCAGGAGTACACTTGAAGCCTACACCTGTACCAACTAATAGAAGATAGAATAGGTCAGACAAGTCTGCCCACTTTTCTATAGCTGTGAATGAGCAGTTGTAATTAGCTAACGGATATTTTTCAGCTACCGCATTTTCTCCACCACCAATCCATAGCGTTCTCCCACTCACAAACTGCTTAGTGTTATACATGGAATCAAACAAGGCCTCTGCCTCTGCATTAAATTCCACTAGGTCAGGGGTATAACCAATTTTCAGCATGTGGTCATACGCTAATCCTACATTATATTCGACTGCTCGTTTACACGCCTCTATCCATGTCTCTCTTCGGCCTAACTTGTTAGAAAATCTAGAATACGTGCGGTAAAATACAAAAGTTCCCATAGGAGAAAGAGGGGATTCCTGAGCTTCGTATTTACTTATGAATTCCTGAGACAGTTCAACAGGTCGGTGATGAGAGTGGTCGTGAGTATGATCATGTTCGTGGGCATGTGGAATATTGGTGGGTATAGTTATAGAAGGGGTCATCGTAAGTGTCACAGGGGATTCTCCTAAAGCGAGTCTTCGCCATACATTTGAACGGATTTAGCGTAAATATTGCCTAGGGCGGCATTAAGCTCTTCATCTACAGGCATGTTGTCATTATACGCTGAATTATCGGGTCTTGACCCAGAATTTTCATCAGATTTCCCACTAAAAATTTGAGCATCTCCAACCCCCGTATAAGAGGCTGGGCCGTCTAATTTATCTGCTGCCAAACAAGCTAATCCGATACTCCAAAAAGAGTCCCCGTGACCATTTGGTGTTTCAGCAGCGTATAAGTCCTTATTGACTATCAAAATTTGTTCTTTCTGTACTGCATCGGGCAATAAATGTAGCCTTTCCGTAACTACGTAGTGTTCAAATTTAGTGGCCATGTTGTTTTTTGACCTACGGCTAAAGTGCATTAAATCCCACTTTCTGTTTAACCCTCTTAGGTGTCGAACTCGTTCCGTATTCTCTTTATCGCTTAAGCCCTGCTCATTATCGGTTTGCAGTCCTCTCTCTTCTAGAGCCCTATCCGTGTTATCTATATATCCCTTATCAATTTGATAATTATTAGCCACTTGATTGAGAATCTCAACCTGTGCCTGATAAGACATATTTCTTATAAACTCGTGATACAATTGTACCACATGTCCATCCGTTTTGCGTTTACCAAATACTACAATATGCGATGGATGCCTACGTTTTCCTACATCATACCCTGCAACCACCCAATCATACTCTTCTGTAAGCTTATCAGCATGATCTACAGTTCGTCGATAAGGAACTAAGGAATCGTCTTCGCAAGCCTCAATTTCTGCTTCTGTAAAATACCCATCTGTTCCAAAATGCGGTTGTAGCATATACTCCGAAGCAAAAGAACTTCTGTTGCTCTTCTTATATGCTAATAACCATTGCTCATCTCGAATCTGCGGGGCTAAGACATGGCGGTTAGGTACTGGATCAAAGGCGGGTAAAACTATACTATTAAAACTCTCATCGTCAATCAAAGTTGCTAATAAGTCTCCCGGTGCCATAGGCGTTCCCACCACTATAGTAGGAGTTCCGGGGTTTGGGATAGGCATCAAAGCCCTAAAAAATAAATCCTTAATTTTAGGTAATTCGCCGGGATCAATAGGCGAGTTGGCATCTTTCAAAATGTCATCTACCACCATTCCCGCATTAGTATGGAGTCCCCGCTTAAACTGGGTTACTCCAGCCATTTCTACCCTAACAATCCCTCCATCGGCTGTTTGATACCTTATAGCGTTATCAGCCCCCCTAGCTAAATCTTTTGTAAACCACTCATTAGCCAAAAGGGGGTTTGCCCGAATTTCATCTTTCATAGTTCTTACATGGTATCTTACCATATCATGGTTATAAGAGGCGTACAATAAACTTCTAGAAGAAGCTTTGGTTCTCATGAGTTGCCAAATAGTGTACCCATGCCCTAAGATGGTGCTTTTCCAGTGTCCACGGGGAAGCACACAAATTAAATTTTGCCCTTCATCTAGAGCCTTATCTAATTCATCGCAAATAAACCCCACATGCCAAATATTAAATAATTTGGGATACGGAAAGCTATTCTTCCAAATATCTTGTATAAACTCTTTAAACGTACTAGGCACATCAATGGTCGTATCATTAGTTAAGTCTGTTACTAGTTCGTTTACCGCTTCCGACCATGATAATTTAGCATTCTCATTTTTAACCGTGTTAACCATTAGTGTCCTCAAAGTCTAAGAGGAAATTTTGGAGTCGGGTTCCAAGACGCTGACGTAACTCTTTATCGTCTACCTCTTCCATAATGATAGTTACGATTCCTTGGATAAACCTACGAGAAATCAACCCCTCTAGAATGGTTCGTTCGCCCTTTATAGCCATATCTACAGCTTTAGCGGCATCTGAAGCCCTATCGAATTGTAGAAGCCCTAAAGATTCTGAAGCTTTAGTGGTTATTTTCTTATATTCCTCTAGGTGTGCTTCAGAATCTAGCCGCCTGTGGTCTGCCTCTAGTTCGACCATCTTATCTCTAGCCCTAGCAATGGCTTTATTACGTAATTCTTTCCATCCCTGCTCTTTAGACCATTGATATAATGTGTCTTCGGGAACTTCCACTTCATATTTTTCTAATATTTCCACTTTGATTTGCGGAATTATTACATCATCATGGATGTAGGTTTTAGCGGCAAAATCTTTTACCGACTGAGAGTATTTTCTATTCATGAAGCACCCTTGGATTTAGGTCCAGCCTTTACAGTACCTTTCGCCTTTCCACGCTTACTTCTAGTCTTAGTACCCCCAGAACTCTTCTCAAGAGAACAGGTTTGTGCGCTGGCATCTCCCCAACACAACTTAGACCACGGGTGGGTAAAACAATTTCCTCTCATCATAAACTCCTTAACTACTAAACGGGGTATTTTCCTTAACGAAGTCTTCGCCTCTAAAGGTTGGGTCTGTCTTATCATCTATAGTGTAAGATTCTCCCATCAACTTGGTAAAATCCAGATGCCCAGATACCGTAGTACGTGGGGTGAAACAGCCGGGAACCTTTGAACGATCCCTGTTGATAACTACTTCTCGTCTTGTACAAACTGAATCCCACACCCGCTCCTTGAAAAGAGGCTTCCAAGCATCTTTGATTTCATTGTACTCATTTCTAACCACGGATTCAGTATGAACTAGCTCATCTATGGGAGTATTAAAGGCACAATTATTAAAATTGCAATAAACTACTTTTTTAAAGTCGTTTACACTCTCGGGAACATTTTCAATGGGGGTGGGCTGATTGCTTTCAAGCTTCCCATCTTCATCTATATTATTTTTTACTACAAATGTAGCCTTCTTT